CTAGCATCGTACCCGACTAGGCTGCCCTTATTCGGGCCGGCGTTCAAGGCGTTCCAGAGGGCTTTCGAGTGGTTCATCGTCATAGGCCAGACAGAGATGTACAAGGCCACCAGGACCAAGGTATTCAAAGGAAAGGTTAGACCTGGCGAGTTCATACCCTTGGAGTCAGATGAGGCGCGAAACGCCCTGATCGACCTTAATAAGGCTATACGGAAAGAACTAGGCACCGAGAGCCACGCCATCTTGGGCATCAGGCCCACACAGAGGACCTTAGAGTCATTGACAGCCTTTGCAGCGCGGTTCATGCGTGCCAACATAGGGTTGATAAGCTTGGCTCTACGCCCGACCCGCGGAGCAGACAGCATAGAAGCCAAGCGAGCTTTGATGTCGATGCTAGCGGGCGTCACAGCTATGACCACTGGCATCCACTATGTACAGACAGGTAGGCCGCCTAACTTCCACGATCCCTACGCAGCAGACTGGTTCCAGTTCCCCATCGGCAAGACTTACTTCAACCTCATGGGGCCGCTGTATAGCTATTTCCGCACGGTGGCTAGGATCAGTGAGGCTTTGATAGAGGGGGATGAAGCTAAGGCTTATGAGCAGGCTGAGAACTTCTTGCAAGGCCGCGCCGGCATACCCATCAGGGCGATGGGAATCACTAGGGAGATGATGGTTACAGGTGAATACCGCACCTTTGAAGGAGAGGAGATCACCGGGGTCGGTGATATCCCCACTCTGCTCGCGGAGTTCGCTGAACCGATAGCCGTAGGCGGTGTCACCGAAGCCATAAAAGAGGGGCGCTACGAGGCTATCGCCGGTGAGGTATTTGGCCTACAGGGCCGTGCGACACCTAATGCCCAGATGGACATCCTATTCCAGCAGGCTATGAATGACCCACAGCATGAGCTATATCGCCGCAGGGCAAGGATGGGCCTTACGGAACGGGGTAAGACCTGGTATGACGCCGACCCGTATGAAAAGAAACTCATGGAAGAAGAATTCCCGACCATAGCCGAGGATATAGTCCGAACAGGTAGGGGGCCATACGGGGATGCGTCCAGGGAATGGGAGGAGCAAGACGGTAGATACATTACTCAACAGATTGAGCTAGCAAACCAGCTCCATAAACCTGTAAGTCCCGAAGACCTAGAGAAAGGTGTGCGGCCAGTTGACGGGATCGAGTACCGAGATCGGCTAGAAGGTATCCAGAAGCGTCGCTGGACCGAGCATGAGAAGACCATCCGGGATTACGAACTCTTTCAAGAAGAACCCGAGGCTGACGATAGGTTCGAGCAGGCCATGTTCGACTACCACAAGGTCTTCGAGTTGTCCCAGGGGGCAGGCGATACGATCCTCTGGGGTATATTCGATGAGCTGATGGAGAAGTTTGAAGACGACCACGCCCCAGAAGAACTAGAGTACGTACTGAGTGTCTCTGGCTTGAATAATGACGATACGGCCATGCAGTTACGGAAAGACAAACGGGCCTTACGTGAGGTCTGGGATTGGCAGGAGGAGCTAGTCAAGAACACGGAAGCACTGCTACCAGAACAGCGATTTGCTTACGAACAGTATAGGAACATGAGCATTACGGGGCAGAAACAGGTTCGTAGTGGCGTACTCTCTCTCCTACAGTATGTGAACGGTAGGACTAAAGCCTGGTTATTGAAACGGGAACAGGAAGGAGATGCTACAGCAGGCCACCTAGAACAGAAGCTAGTCTACTGGGGCTATGAGTCTGCCCCTGTGACTGAGGCTGGAATCGAACTTCTAAAAGACCTGAACGATAGGATGGGTTATGGCCCTATGGTACAGAACCCAGAACTACGTAGGCCGGAGATCTACCGGGGGCAGAACGATACGCTCGCTGCTAACGAACCTGTAGAAGATGATGCACAGTGGTTGCAGAGGCTACGCAGCGGTAGATAGTTGACATTTAGTAGTCCCAGTGCTTTCATATAACTGTGACGACCCTATAGTAGGCAACTCACGGAGGTAATATGGCAGACGAGCAGCAAGTATCAGAGGAAGTGGTAACTCAGGAACCTGACGCCCCACAGCCAGAAGTACAAGAAGCTGAAACCGAGGCTACGGCAGAGCCAGAAGTAGACTGGAAGGCTCAAGCTGAAAGGCTAGAGCAGCAATTAAAGACTGAGCAAGGTAGAAGTCGAAAACGCGATGACACTGATACTGCTATTCTTGGTATAGGTGACCGTATGGTTGCTATGGAGCAATCAAACGCAGCCCTGATCAAAGCATTAGCGGAAGGTGACACCGAGAATCTTCCACAACAGCTCACTCAAATACAGGCGCAATCACAGAACAATCAACGCGGCAGGACGTACCAGAGCCGATACGAAGCGCTTACTAGCCAGCTACGCGGAGCGATGCAAGACGTGGAAGGGAATGAAATCCTTAGTCTATACGAAGCTCCAGAGCTAGAAGAAGTGCGCCAATCATGGGTAGAGGCTCATAAGAATAAAAGCATGGCTGGGCTATACAGTACATTGGTCCGAGCCCATGAAGTGGTACGGCAGACAGAACGTAGCAAGGCCGCCCAGATGACTGATAGCGTCAGGCAAGAAGAACGTACCTCTGCAAAACAGCGGCTGGAAGAAGCCGGTATCTATGACCTAGATACTGGGCCTGCCAGTGCTGGCGGTGGTGCTACAAAAGATGATGACACTTGGTTTCGGGAGTATGGCAAAATGGATAGCCCTACCCCCGCAGACCACGCTAGAGCAAGACGAATCAATAAACGAAGGTAGGAACTAGTTATGGCTGCTGGCGATACTATTACCCAATCACTAGCCGATAGCCTCGATACTGTCGTGGCCTCAGCTAGGCAGGTCCGTGAATATGAGGGCGTCATGCCCAACCTGGTGGACAAGGTTACCCTTTCTGAGGGCACCGGCACCAGTTGGCGTGAGATCTCGATGGCTGCGCTTAATGCCCAGAACATCACCGAGACTACCACGCTGGATAACCCACAGCAGATGTCTGATACGGTCTTCAGCATCACCCCCACCGTCACTGGTATTCAAACCCTGGTGACTGACCGGGTGGCTTCCCGTATCAACTCCCAGTCCTATGCCCAGCTTGGTAGCTTGGCACAACAGGCAATCCAGCGGAAGAAAGACGAAGACGGCCTTACCGTTCTTGACGGCGCGACCACTTCCCTCTCTGGTGCTGGAACCACACTGGCATCCGGCGTCATCGCTGCGGCGGCTTACCGCATCAGCAGCAACGCCACTGAGCCTGGTAACCCACCGTATCGGTGCGTACTCCACGGCTTCCAGATCAAGGACCTTTATGACGAACTTACTGCCAGCATCGGCACAGGTACTGCTGGTGATGGTGGCGAAGTCACTGACGGTCTGACTGCCCGTGTATTTCAGGAAGGCTTCCGTGGCAAGATTGCGGGGGTCGAAGTCTTTGAAGACGGGAATATCACCATCGACGGTTCCGACGATGCCAAGGGCGGCGTGTTCGCTCAAGAGGCCATCGTGATGGTGCAGGGACGCGCTCCCCGTACCGCCACGGTTCGCCGGGAAGACATCGGCGGTGGAGCTACCGTGGTATACCTCTATGACGAGTATGCCTACGGCGAGCGTTCCTCAGGGAACTGGCTGTTCGAGATTTACTCGGACGCGGCTACGCCTACTTCATAGTGAACACACGGCGCACCATATGGTCTGAGGCCCATGGCCCCATACCTAAAGGGTGGGTCGTACATAATCTGAATGGTCAACCTGCGGATGTGCGGTTAGAGAACCTGGCCGCCGTCCCCAGAGATAACATCTTCTTGGCAGTGGCACCCTACAGGGTGCGAATACGAAACTTAGAGCTACAGCTCAAACAAGTAGGTGAACAACATGGCACAAGGTAGTGACAGTAGACTAATGATTGACGAGGACTTCTTTGGTGCGGGGTCTACGTTGGCCGCGACCACTGCTCCTCCGATAGCCCTTGGTGGTCTAAACGTAGTCGGTCAAGGTATTGCAGAGACTGACTCTGGTGCGCCCCGTATGGACTCTGATGGCCTTAATGGTGTGATACAACTCACCACGACCAATGAGGATGTCCATGCCGCTGGCTTACAGAGTGCGACCATGTTTGATGTGGGCCTTATGGGAAGCATCGTTATGGAAGCGCGGGTGCGCCAAGCTGCACTCAACACGGGCGAAGTCTTCATTGGTTTTTCTGATGTGAACACTGACCTGGCTATCATCGAAGGCGCGATTTGTCATGGTGATACCATCACCGTTACATTGACTGCCTCCGACCTGGTGGGGTTCCTGATGGCATCAGACCTGACCGATAATAGTGACTGGCACGGTGTGTACAACGGTGGTACTACTACCGGAGAGACTACTTCTACGTCAGTTGACTTCGACGCCGGTGCTACCGCTGGTGAATACCAGGTTCTTCGCCTGGAACTGTTCCCCAACGGCACCGTCGAATGGTGGGTTGATGGAGTATTGGAGCAGACCGTTACCGGCGCAGTTTCTACTTCTGTAGACCTGTGTTTGAACGTCATAGTGGAGTCCAAGACCACAGCGGTC